AAGCAAGTGTGCTAAATATCGTAAAACTAGGTATTATAGATCCATTACTGGTAACAAAAAGCGCTTTAATAAACGCAGCTTCTGTAGCTAATACAATTCTTTCAACTGATTGTGTAATAAATAACATGAGGATAGATGAAGGCAATAGGTAGAAACTTAATAATAGAGAAAATAGAAGAAGGAACCACTGAAACAAAAGGTGGTTTATTGCTAGCAGAGCTTCATAGAGATGATATAAGGTATGTTAGAGCTAACGTAATAGAAGTTGGAGATGAAGTGTTAGGTTTAAAAAAAGAAGACCTTATATACTATGATCGACATGCTGGTCACAAAATAGAAATTGAAAATAAATCATATCACGTAATAAAAACACAAGATGTGGTTGTTGTTTTATGAAAAAGCTAGACGCTGGAGATTTAAAAGATCTCAATCTGCTAAAACATTATCGTATAATACGTAAATGGGCTTGTAAAAACAATAACCTTCGCGAAGCTGATTTAGAATTACTACTATATTTAGATTGTATAGACTTGTTTACAAAGAAAGACTTTGAAGCAGGTGTATACTCTTATAGTTGGGATAACAGAAGATGGTCTAGGTTAATAAAAGAAGACTGGATAGTTGTTTGGAGAAAAAGAAATAGAACTACACAAACTTATAATATATATAAGGTTTCTTTTAAAGGTAAGCAATTAATAAATAGAATATATAAAATAATGTTAGGTAAAGAAAAAATACCTACTAGTCTTAGAAGAAATAAAATAATGGAAGGTAAATCTTATATAGACAAAGTTTTAATAAAGTCTATAAAAGATGTAAATAAAGATATAATATGATACCAAATTTAGCACAAATAATAGCCCAAGCCCAAGGAGGTTTGAGTTCTGCAAATTTACCACCAGCTAGCAATGCACCTAGTAATGGTGGCAACGTAGTTGGTACTGGAACTAACGTAAGCGACTTATCTTATTTTTCAGATCCTATGGGTGTGGATGCTCAATCAGCTGATGAAGTTAGAGCGCAAGCAACAAGTAACATGATGGGCCAGTCACAAATGCCTTCAAGCCCTATTAATCCAAAAGGTTTTTCAAGACCAGAAGAAGAAATAACAAATGGATTCAATCCTCAAAGACAAGAAGATTCAACATATAATCCAACTAAACAAATAATATAAAAATTATGCATAAAACAGATCCAAATTACAACGAAGTAATGGCATCTAAAAACGCTCATGGTGTTGTAGGTGAAAGCGCTATATGGGATGGGCCATTAGATCAAACAGGTAGAGCTCACGGAAAAGGTAATAGCTCAGGAATAACAGGGATGCAAATACTAAAAGCAGATTTACCTTACAAAGGTATAAATGCAGTAATGTGCGCTCAAGGTAAAAAATATTAAAAGACAAAAAAATGGGATTATTTAAAACACAAGACTCTACTATAAGTCAAGCTATGCCTTTAACGGCAGCTATGATAGCTAGTATTGACGTTAGACCAGCTTGGGAATTTGAAAACCAAAGTGGGACATTAGGTACTAACCTAAATTCATCTGTAATATATTGTGGTGTAATGCCAGCAGATGCATCAATAAGTGTAATACTACCAGGTGTGGTAGCGGCTAACCCAGGTGGTGGAAAACCAACTGTTGGACAAGCAATAACTTTTGAAGGTTTACAATCTGGGTCAATACTTCCAGTAGCTGTTGATTATGTCACAGCTGTAGCAGGTACCGGCGTAACAGTAAGTGACTTTATAATAGGAAAATAAGATATGGAATCAAAAAAAGGATACACAGGACATTACTCGGGTAATCACCCTAAACATTCTAAAGTTACTAAAAGTAACTTAGATGCTACTAGAAGAGACGACGAAGCTCATATGAAATATTTAAAAGAAGATGTAGACTATGATAATAAACACGGTCACAGTGACATAGATATGACTGCAGATGAAAAACATATATCAAAACTAGCAGGCGATTTAAAGTACGACGAAAAACATCATTAAAATAAACAGAGTAAACTGACAAATCAAAACAAACATTTAACATTTAACATTTAACATTTAACATTTAACAAAAAAATTATGGCAAATTACATTAAAATTAAAGCAGCAGACATTAGTGTTGCTGATCAACTTTCAGACGTATTAATTGGAAACGTTGACTCTGTTTTTCAAGGACTAGTAAACGGAGACCCTTCTGCTGACAAATTTACAGTTTACGCTGACGGAAAAAGTTATTTATTTACAGTTACTGCAAAAGGTAAAGAATGGGCTGATCAATTTATTTCAGCTGTTACTGCTAACCCAGGTGGTATTATGTCAATTGTACAAAACAGTACAGGTGTAAAAGTAACTGACTTAGTTATAGCATAACAATGCAATCTAGAGGATTAGGCGACAGTATTGCTAAGTTCACTAAAAAAACAGGTATTAAGACCATTGTAGATAAAATGTCTGATGGTCTTAATTTTCCTTGTGGTTGTGAACAAAGGCAATCGTGGTTTAATGAAAAGTTTCCTTACAACAAATAACATGGCATTTAAAATAACACCACCGTTCGACTTAACAGATATGAGCACCTCTATATTCGAAAGAGATATGGGTGAAGATCCTGTTTATGCTAGAACTCCTAAAAATGGTGTTATAGTTTTAAATAAAGATTTAAAAGATCCTATTGAAAAAGCTAAAACTATCGCTCATGAGAAAGTCCACATAGATCAATACAAAAGTGGAGAGCTTGATTACGAGGTTGATGGTGCTGGTAAAGGTTATGTTGATTTTAAAGGAAAAAGATTCGATTATTCAGTAATGCAAAAAGGTAAAGGCCCGTGGGAAAAACCCGCTTACGCCGCAGAAAAAAAAATAAGTAAAAAAATTATATAATGGCAAAAAAAATGAAAACAAACCAAGATGGCGGTGGTGAAAGCTCAACTGCAGCAGCTGGTGAACTAAGAAACAATCAAAAAGGTGCGGCTAAATATGCTCACCATAAAGGAGCAGCTGATTATAGCGTAAAAAAAGGATCACACGATCACCCACACGGAGCACCTAAAATGGGTTACAAACAATCATTTGGAGCAGGTAAAGCAAACTGCTATGCGAAAGGTGCTGCTAAGGTAGCGGAAATAATGACATTTGGAGCTTCTAAACATGGTTATCATAAAGGAGCTGCTGATTCAGGTCACGGTGGACCTGATGGTCATACTCATCCTACTATGACAACAAGATCTATAGAGACTTCAGGTGGTGGAAGTTCTTCTTCTACTACAACTGCTAATGGAAACAAAAGCGCTGTTAAGGGAAAAGAAAAACAAAAAGTAAGCAGAGAGACAGCTTACAATAATAGAAGTTCGCAATATAAAGATATGAATCGAGATCAATATAATAAAGAGATCGATGCATATAATGCGAAGAAAAAGAAAAAGAAAATTAATTCAACTTCATCAAATTCTTCTTCTAATAATACTAGTAGCGGTAACACGGTTAGAAAAAGTGAAACTATAACTTCTAAAGAATCTATGGCTGCGGTTAAAGAAAAAGGGGAAATAGCAAACTTCAATAGAGCTCAAAAAAATGCGTACAATAAAGAGATGACTAACATAAGAGCGGCTAACGATTCTACCGCCACAGCTAATGCATTTTTAAACAAAAGACCAGCTCACATGCAAGATGATCAAAAAATTATAAATGCAGCTGCTAATAGAGGTGGTAAAGCAGCGTTTAATACTAGAATAGACAGTGGTAATTTTAGTATAAAAGAAGCTGCAGCTATTTATAAAGAAGGTCGAAAAATTAGCGGAAGATAATTTTGAAAAAAATATTTCAATGGCTTACAGGTGGCGTTATCAAAGAAGTTGGTGACGTCATCGATAAGTTAACTACTACAGATGAAGAAAAGCTACTGATTAAAAAGCAAGTTCAAGAAATAATGAACAAAGCTAATACTGATGCAGAGAACCAAATAACAAGGCGTTGGGAAAGTGATATGAAGTCAGATTCATGGCTTTCTAAGAACACACGACCTTTGGCTCTTATATTTCTATCAGTTATGGCTATAGCTTTTATATGGGTTGACAGTCATCACGAGATATCTTTTACAGTAGAACAAGAGTGGATTGCGTTATTAAAGCAATTACTTACAACTGTTTATATAGCGTACTTTGGTTCTCGAGGTATGGAAAAATTCAAAACTATAAGTAATAATAAATAGTAGGAATATTAATTAAATCAAATTAAATGAAAAACTTAATTATTACATTAGGTCTTTTCTGCTCTGTGTTTTCATATTCACAAGATAGGAAAGATTTTGCAGGCGTGTGGCAAGATGTTAAAAATGACGACACATTATTAGTAATTTATCACAACAAAACCCTAGGCTCTTTAAAGTTCTGGAATTTTAAACTAGACAGAGAGTGGAGTATAAATGAAGATTTTTTATACGAAGAAAATGGCTTAGTAAAAACAATGCATGAAGATGCTTTGAATAGTGTTAAATTTTCAAACCAATATACGTTAAAAGATGGCGTATTAATAAAAGAAGCAAATGGTATGTTTCAAGAATTCACTAAATTAAATTAAATTAAATTATGAGTAAAGTAAACAAGATTAAAGACGAAGAACTACAAAAAATTGTAGAAAAAACTAAGGAGCAAAACGAATTATTAAGAACAATAGGTGTTCTTGAAACTCAAAAACAAGGTGTTTTAGTTCAGTTAGCTAGCAGTAATAAAGATCTAGAGGAAATTAAAAAAGAACTAGAAGATGAATACGGTCAAGTAACTGTAAACCTAGAAGACGGTAGTTATACTGAAATCGAAAAAGAAGATGACAAATAATATTAGAAAGATCAGTATCGGATCTGACTACAAAAATGATGCTATGCATTATTCAGTAGGGCAACAAGTATATGGTGGTCATGAAATATCACATATATTGCTAGATGACTCTGATAAATCTTATAATATACACATCAAAAAAAACAACGACGTATTGCCATGGAAAAAATTTAATTCTAACATGGCAATATCAGTTGAATATGATTTAGAGTATTAATGAGAAGTTTATATGACTTTATAGTTAAACCTGTAGGAGAAGAATATGACAATGAAAAATCTATAGGTGATAAAAAAATTATATTAAATACTAAAATAGAAAGTTTTAAATTTGTAAATAATTTAGCTGAGGTTGTAGAAACACCTAAAGCATATGAAACTCCTATTGAAAAAGGTGATTTAATAATAATACATCACAATGTTTTTCGTACGTTTTACGATATGAAAGGCGTTAAAAAGAAAAGTAGATCATCTTTTATAGATGGTTTATATTTTTGTGCTTTAGATCAAGTGTATCTTTATAAAAAAGATATAAAATGGAAGTCTATAAACAGTAGATGTTTCATAAAACCGTTAAAGATAAAAGACGGATTAGAAGTAGCTAAAGAGAAAAAGCTTATTGGTATATTAAAAATAGGTAACAGCTCGTTAGAAGCGCTAGGAATAAACGAGGGTGATACTGTTGGTTATACTCCATATGGTGAATATGATTTTATTGTTGACGAAGAGCGTTTATATTGTATGAAATCAAATGATATTGTTATAAAGTATGAAAACGAAGGAAACGAAGTTGAATATAATCCACGCTGGGCAGGTAGCAGTTGAGGAGTTAATAAAGGTAGCTAAAGAACCTATAGTAGATTCAGACGATGACATATCAGCTGACAGACTTAAAAACGCAGCGGCTACAAAAAAGCTAGCTATATTTGATGCTTTTGAAATATTAAGCAGAATACAACAAGAAGAGGAATTATTAAACGAAAAACCTAAAGAGATTAAGCAAGAAAAAGCTTTTAAAGGTTTTGCTGAAGGTAGATCTAAATAATGTACGAGCAGCAGTTATATAAAGTATTAAATAACTATATAGATTCTAAAACTTTAAATCATAAGAATAAATATAAGAAATGGGATTACGGTTATAATGAAGAATATGATGTTGTTGTTATAAGTAAGACTGGAGAGATAGGTGAGGTTTATGAGATACAAAACTTAAAAATTGCATTACCTAAAAAACATGATGTAGTTAAATTTGATAATAACAAATGGAGTTACTCAGGTTATCCTAAGGAATTAAAAAAAATAAAATCAGTATTTGACTGGGAAGAATACCCTTTAGATTTTAAAGAAAAATGGTATGATTATATCGACAAAGAGTTTACAAGGCGTGAAGAGGGTTTTTGGTTCATTAATAAAAATGTTCCTACTTATATTACTGGCACTCACTATATGTACTTGCAGTGGAGTAAAATTGATGTTGGGCAACCAGACTTTAGGGAGTCAAACAGATTATTCTATATATTCTGGGAAGCTTGCAAAGCAGACACAAGATCTTACGGAATGTGTTATCTTAAAAACCGTAGATCTGGATTCTCTTTTATGTCATCAGCCGAGTCAGTTAACCTTGCTACAATATCCACAGATTCAAGATTTGGCATACTGTCAAAATCTGGTCCTGACGCAAAGAAAATGTTTACCGATAAAGTTGTACCAATATCAGTCAACTACCCGTTCTTTTTTAAACCAATACAAGACGGTATGGACCGTCCAAAAACAGAATTAGCTTATCGAGTT